AATTTGCCTTTTACTGAATCGGAAGAGCCTGTACAAATCTTTTATAAGAATTCCTTATATATGTTCGGGAAGAATGCGCTTATCTACGGGGAAAATCAAAGAAAAGCATTAAAAAAGACCGTGGAATTAGACAGGGTTCTAGTCGGAATGGGCGCATATATCTGCATTTTCCCTGATAAGCAGGTATTCAACACAAAGACGGAAGAGTTGACCGATATGGAATCCTCTTACACGCAGGAAGGGCAAATCAGCATTGCCCCTGTTTCGGAAGGTTCAAGCTTTGTAAAGATTCAAGGGAAGAACATCGGGAAGAATTTCAAACGGGATGATGTTGTATCTCTTTCGGGTTTTACGCAGTACACGGAGACACTGAACGCCACTAAGGCAATAAAGGAGATAGGCAATGACTTTATTGTGATTTCCGCAGTAGATGAAAACGGCGTAGCATTGCGAAGTATCACGGAAGAAAGCGGAGTAAAGATTGTTCGTGCTGTTCCCGATATGGACTATGTTTGTGAATTCAACAATCGCTTGTGGGGGTGCTCAAGTAAGAATCATGAAATCTATGCGTGTAAGCTTGGAGACCCGACCAATTGGAACAGCTTCCAGGGCACGGCGGCAGACAGTTATGCGGTTTCTGTCGGGAGTGACGGAGATTTTACGGGCGTTATCAGCCAACAAGGCTATGTTGTGTTCTTTAAAGAAAACTACATTCATACGATTTACGGCACGAAACCTTCAAACTTCAGCCTGGATACCGTAGAAGCAAGAGGGGTTATGGAAGGGTGTAGCGCTTCTCTTTGTCATGTGAATGAAGCTGTCATGTATGTAAGCCGTGATGCTGTGATGATATATCAAGGGGGAATGCCCGAATCGGTATCGGACAAGTTAAAAATCAAATGGAATCATGCCATTGCGGGGCAGTGGAGAGGGAAGTATTACGTTTATTTGCAAAACGATGATCAAGGCTCTATGTATGTGTTTGACCTTAAAAATCAGCTATGGATAAAAGAAGCGGACATAGAAGGAAAGATATACAGCCTTGTAAACGCTTCAGGGAATCTTAATTCCACTTATGAAAAGCCTGTAAATGGCAAGTACCCTATTTATACAAGAAACACAATGGCAGACGATATGCAGGATGTGGACAATACAGAATGGTATCTTGAGTCCGTGTATTTGGAAGAGGGCACGCTTGACAAGAAGAAGGTGCGGTCTCTTCAATTCAATATTGAATTAGAGCCGGACGCAGAATGCACCGTGTACGTGCGCTATGACAATGAAGTGGTGTGGAGAAGAGAAGCGTCTATTACAGCGGACAAGCGGAATACCTATCTTATCCCTGTGAAGCTAAAGCGGTGCGAAAGATACCAGTATAAGCTTGCAGGGCATGGGAAATTCATTCTGTACGGCATGAGTAAGACTATCGGGAAAGGAAGCGAGCGATGAGCGTTTTTATTGTTCCGAAGATCACAATAGGAGAGATTAATGATCTTGATAAAGTGAAACTGTATCTTACGGAGTTAAACAAGAAAATTCGCTTTCTTTCGGAGAACGTGGACGGGGATAACATTGTACCGTCTGAATACAAGAAGTTCTATCAAGATGAGGAAAAAGCGGTAGAACTCGTTCATTCAATGGACGGGTTCACGCTTGCCATTGAGAACCACGAAGAGAACGCAAGAACAGCAATAGAGCAGAGCACAAGGGCATTGAACCTTTATGCAAGTAAAGAGAATCTTTTAAACGAGATAAAACTTTCCCCTGAAAAGATAGTGATAAACGGGAGCAGTCTCGAGGTGAATTCCAGAAATTTCAAACTGGACAAGGCAGGGAATTTAAGCCTTACAGGTACAGTTAACGCAGAAAGTGGAAGTTTCGGGGACTTTCAGATTGCACATGACGGACAAGGCTCGTATCTGACAGGTGATACTATTTCCGCTTGTGGGCTTTGGGGAACAAAGATAAATGTAAGCAATTCTCTATCTATAACAACCTATGATGACATTACAGAATGTTACATGGATTTGCAGAACTGTGTCGTAGAGGTGACGGAGAAAACCTATTTCGGTTGGTTTAACTGCGATGATATTAATTGCGGAAACATCTATGCAAATTGCGGGTCGTGCGATGACATTACAATTGATAAAAATCTTTATTGTTATGACGTCTGGTCCGAACAAGCGGGGATCGCATGGAGCGACAGGCGAATAAAGACGGACATTCATCCGATTGAAAATGCCTTAGATTACATTCTTTCCTTGCGTCCCGTTTCCTACAGACTGAAAGGATTCGATGAAGAGCATTACGGACTCGTTGCGCAGGAAGTACTGGAAGGTGGAGACCCGTATGAAATCGTGGAGCAGATGGAAAACGGGTATTATGCCATAAGCTACGGTAAATTGGACGGACTGATTGCAAGCGCAATGCAGGAGTTAAAGGAGTTATGCGATGATTTATAAAGCGGATTCCCCGGAAAATATCCATGAAATAAAAGATGTGGAAGGGCACATAACGAGAATTAATAGGGCGGTGCAGAATGTTTTTTCTTCTTTGGATCCGGACGACAACTTTTCCGCGGATGAACTCAAGCGCTACGAAGAGACAAGGCACAATCTTACTTTACTCGATATAGGGATGAATGGGCTGTACTCCAAGGTAGAAGAGACAGAGAACAAGATAAAATCGGAACTCAAGGTATCGGAAGAGGGAATAAAGCTTCTTGTCGGGAAAGGGGATGTAGCAAATCAGATCAATCTTTCCAGTGACACGCTTGAGATTACTGGGAATCGACTGGAAATAAACAGTCCAAACTTTGTTGTGAATGATACCAGAGCAGTTGCAAGAGGGGAGATAGTCGCAACTGGCGGGAGCATTGCAGGATGGGAGATTAAAACAGATAGTAGCGGAAACTCATCGTGGGGTGGGAGTAGTAATTCAAGGATCAATGCAAGGACTGTTGTAGGGCAATATGGAGAAGCAAAAGAAATTAATGCTTACGGAGAAGTGTATATAAACGCAACACCGAAGGGGAACTTTGAGGACATCATACTGAATAATACAAGATTTCACGGGCATTTCTCTTGCAGTGCAATTGATTGTTCAGGACGTATCATTTGCGGAACTATGCAACTATACACTACAAAAAGAGAATACCATGAAGCGATTCCTACAGATAAAACGACACCGAAAGTAAACGAAGTCGAGGACTATGGCATTGATAAGCGGTATCGCAGTAGATACAACAAGAATGAATCTCCTGTAGGTGGTCTCGTAGCAAACGGAAATATAGAGTGCTATTTCGTTTCGTCTTCTATTTCCAGTGTCGTATGGAGCGACAGACGGCTTAAGGAAAACATTCAGGGCGTAAAGAAGGATAAAGCCTATAAATTGCTTAACGAGTTAAAACCGTGTTCCTTTACCTATAAGGCAGACGGAGAAAAGGCATCGGGATTTATAGCGCAGGAAGCCCCGAAAGAGTATCGGTACAAAATGCGAAACGGATTATATGGGCTTAGATATGATTCCATTATGTGTTGTCTTGATGGTGTATTAAAGGACATGGGGGAAAGATATGGAAGAGATAGAGAAGGTTAAAGCCTTGCTTGTTCAGAATCAGAAGATTATCCGTTATGCCTCTGAAAATGTTTCCCTTAAAGATTCTTTTACAGATGAATTCATAAAAGAATACGGCGAATTGCGAGGGAAAATTTCAGAATATACGGTTAGTCTTGAAGGGATAAGATACCGTATTCAGGGAATCGAAAGCGATATCGAATCAAACGTAAAGCTTCTTTCTGATCAGATTTCGCTTGCGGTTAAGAAAAAAGATGTTGTGAAGGAGTTAAACACAGAGTTATCAGTAGGGAAGGAAATAAAGCTACAAGGGGAACGACTCAAGGTAGACACGGAACGGTTCAAGGTAAACGAAGCAGGAATCCAGTTTAAAGGAGAAGTAAACGCTACAACAGGAAAACTGGGCGGTTTCCTTGTTAGTGGAAATTCTTTAATCGGTGCTCCAAACACGTCTATAGGCGCGGGAACAATTAATACCGCTTATATGACGATGACGGGAGCAAGTGCCAACAATATCGATTGCAATCCCGACAACGTGCAAGGAAAGCGTGTTGTGTGGACTTCCAATAGAACGATTGACAAGGACGCCAAGACGGAGACGACAACAACGTTTAAGGGGGGTATGAATGTTTCGGGAAATATTTATGCAACGTATGGGTGGAATCAACAGATAGATCCAGACGGCGAACAACATGGAACGGAATTTAATTTCCATGCCGCGACCATCAATGTAACGCAAAGCTGTAGGCTGGAAGGAAAGGACGGGAGAAAAACCCCGGCAAATCGTGCAAGATGTTCTGAAATTATATCTCAAAAAACGGGGGAAACATGGAGCGACAGAAGACTAAAGGAAGGAATAAAGGATATAGACGGAGAAAAAGCACTTGCACTTTTTAGAAGGATTCAGCCCGTAACCTACACCTTAAAGGGAAACGGGAAGGAAGGAACAGGATATATCGCGCAGGATCTAAAGACGGAACTGGAGAATCTAGGATTTAGCGGAATTGTGGAAGAGACTAACGGTTATTACGGCATCAGATACGAGGAGTTGATACCGTTTCGTATTAAGGCGATACAGGAAATCTATAAACGAATGAGGAAGGGAAAGCATGGAGATAAAGGAAAAGGACCTGCTAAAGGCAACGGAATTACTGAATAAAGTATCCATTACAGGGATTTCAAACATGGCAAATTTCGTAACAGCTTATCAACTACTAACAGGCATGGCAACAGTAGAGGAAAAGGAAGGGGGAAAAGATGGCACTAAGTAATTCTATTGTGGATTATCTAAACCAAAGAGGACAAGGAAGTTCATTTAAAGCGAGACAACAGCTTGCAAGTCAAATGGGAATGACAGGGTATAGAGGAACGGCAAGCCAAAACACGAGCCTTTTAAATCAGCTTAGGAACAATGCAGGACTTAACGGAAACAATACGCCGTCTCAAAATGTAACGGCAGGGATGAACGTACAGGGAGATAAAGGC